GGGCAACAGAGAGCCGGTGGGCTTCCATGTTGACAACCGGGTTCGGTCGGCCAGGAGACCAGTAGCCCGTCTCTCCGTCCGTGAGGGCAGGAAACAGGTGGCGTGCCGCCACCGCCGTGTCCTCATCAATGCGACCCAACACCTGAGACGAACCGTCAGCAAGCACAGCTACGGTTAGGCCGGTCGGTTTCACATCTGTGGGTACGGCTGCGTTTGGCTTACCTTCCGACCAGCGAAGTGCAACATTCGCATCATCGAGCCCGTAATCCCGGAACACGTCAGCGCCTTCAGGGCGCAACTCGACACGGGAAATCTTGCCGACCCCATCATCAAGGTCTGTCGCTGCGCCGAAGTTCGACATGGTGCTGAGGAAGGCTTGCGCTTCCTCTTCGCTGAATGAGCCAGGGTCAATCTCGAACCGTTGCCACAAGGCAACATCGGCGCCTTTGACAACACCTTCCCGAGTGAGTTCACGCATCCGCTCGAAGTCTACCTTGGCGCCTTCGAGCCCTTCCGGGATCTGCTCAGCATACAAACCCATAAGACCAGCGGCAGAGCCGATCTTCACCGGATCCGTCGAACCAGTGAACTCCGTCGCAAACTCAACGGGAGATTTAGGAATGGTTGGCGTTTCCATGTAGGTCTGCTGTGTCGGAACCGGCACGGTTGCGGCACGGCGAGACTGCGGAGGAACCGGAGCTGTCGGCTCCATCATCTGCGGAGGGGGAACCGACTTCATCAACTCGGGCAGCGGAACGGTCGGTGGTTGCTGCGGCTGGGGCGTGACGGCAGAAGCCGGCACGAGCGGCTGCTCTACCGGTGGCGGGGGTTCCTCCATCAATTCAGGGACAAGCGCCTGAACGTCACTCACGACAGAAGCAACTTCAGAATCGTAGAGGCATACTCACGAGTCTCATCCGAAACGGTGGGGCTGGTCTGCAACTGCTGAAGCAAAGCGATCCTCGCCTGCGTCCCGGTGGGGGAACCTGCCACTCGATTGCCAGGAGGCCCCTGCAACGGGGCCGAAACAGGCACGTTCGGCCGTTGTGTGGGGTTCATGAGGGCGGACGGCAAAGCACCCGGGTTTGAGGGCTGTTGCCCAACCGGGTTCGGTGACATCGGCCTGGGCTGCGGACCGGGAGGTGGACCGGACGATTGGCCAGCACCAGCCTGGGTCAACGTCGACTGCAATTCGTCGTTAGCAGCTTTCACCCCGTATGTGCCAGAGCTGGGTTGGTTCTGCCGTGGACCGGCCATCTGGGAAACGTCAGGAAGATCAGCCATCTAGGTCACCCCTGGAACTGTGTGCCGGCGAACGACCCACCGCCGAGGGGGACGGCGAGTCGGCCGATGGCCTGGATGGGATCCTCTGGGGGTGGTGGCATGGGGCCTGGAGCGCCGGGAGGCGCACCTGGCATGCCGGCACCCGGATCCATGCCGGGCGGGACAAGTCCACCATCAAGTCCAGATGTGATCTGTGAGGCCGCAGCATCCATTTGAGGCTTGACGATCTGCTCCTGATAGATGTCCCAAATGTCATCTCCATCCCTCACGGCTTTGGCAAAGGCAACCAACTGCTCATCGGTGACAGCGCCCTGCTCGATCGACATCATCAGCTTCGCCATCGCCATATCAGTCATCTTCTGCATGAGAAGACGCTGCCTCTCACGAGGCACGTCCGTCAGACCTTCGATCGACTCCTGCACGAACTCGGTGGAGATCATGCCGGCGCCCTGATACTGGAGGTGAAGCACGGCCGACTGGGCCGGGTCACGGCCAAGACCCAGACCGTATTCGGCACGGATCCGAATCTCCGGGTCAATGTCATCAGTGGAATACTCCACGATGAACTGCTGATTGCGAAGCACGCCTGCTGCGTGCTTCTTGCCAGGGCGGCACCGGTCGATCTCGAAAGCAATCCGAAGGGCCTGCTCCCACATGCGCTGCATCGTCTCATGCAGCGTCTTCAGGGCAGTGTTCATCATCCCCAAAGAGGATTCGAGGAACTTGGCCGAGGCAATCGACTGGTCAACCTCGCCGGGCCGGGACTTCGGCCAGCGACCGCCCAAGTGGATCGACTCCATCAGGCCGTTCAACTCCTGGGACAGGGAGAAGGACGAAACTGCCGGAGGCACACGGCCAATGGCGCCGTTCGGACCGAGCTGGATGACTCCACCACCGCCGAGCGGGATGGGTCCAATCGGATCCTTGACCCAGATGTCAGAGTTATGGTGAGCGTAGCCCTCCGCAATGAAGGTCTTCGTGGTGGTTGACAGGGCCACGAGGTCGGTCATATTGACGAACTCACACTCGACCACGTCGACAGCCTGGTAACGCTTGAATCGGCCCAGGATGCTTGCCCCACCGAACGAGATGAACTTCTCGATCAGCCGTTCGGGACGAATAGTCTGAAGGAACCTGACAACCTCACGAGTGCCGCCCAGAAGGTGAAGGTTGAACACGTCACCATGCGTGCCAGATCCCGGCATCTTCAGGTATTCAAACCCAAAGTGAGAAAGGAACTGCTCGATCTGGTGCAGACAGGCATTGTCCCGTTGGGCAATGCCGATCCTTGGTCCTCCAGTCGAAGTGAGAGACAACCACCCCTCGCCATCGAACACGCCAGCTAGATATCCCGCCTCCCAAGAGCGATCCTGCTCCCACAAGTCCAGGGGCTTCAATACACGGGCGCCCTTAGACGAGTGGAAATTCTTGTCGAGTTCGGCCGTGTCAATCCACTTCGATGTGTGGGCGGACGGGAAGGTCGGCACAAGCCACTTGTGGAACACTGAGGCTGTGAATTCTGTGTCGTCCGCAAACTTGACACGGAACGAAGGGAGTCTCACACGATCGGCAGCCAAGACCTTGGTCGGACGCCACATGCGATACGACGGAACGTCGCCAGGGTGCTCATCGAAACCGACAAGGTCATCACCGACCTCAAGCTTGCCAGCTTCGACATAGCGCAGATCATTGGTAAGAATCTTGGCGTCAGGACTCAGACAGTAGACCGACTGGTCGGCGTAGTCGATCGACATGCCCATCAGGCGAGCATGGGCTCGCATGGGCTCAACCACCTGATCGAACTGTCCACGAGGCTCGTTGTCGAGCTTGATCATCTGCCCGGCGACAATCGGGACGATGCCGTTCAGATTCGGGAACCGCTCCAACTCGATCGGAATGTAATCCGCACGAGTTGGGTTGGTGGGGCCGGTCGGCTGGTACATGACAGCGATGACCGTCTCGTACTCATCGAAGTATTCGACAACCGTCAAATCCTTGTTCTCACGAACAACCCGAGTGGTGGTCGACTCAACCCATTCACGGATCTTGTGCTGCCACTGGACAGGGATCTGATTGGGGTACAGCTTCCGAGCGAACATGCAACGACGGACAAGATCCCCGGCCCGGTAACCCGGCTCTGGGTAGAAGGTCTTCGGGTCACGCCACTCGAAGATTGGCGCACCCTGCGAATCCTCATCGCTGAGAATCTGCATTACTGCAAGGCCGTAGGCGACCATGTGATAGCTGGTTCGGATCGAAAGCAGCTTCCCACCAGACCGGTCGATGTAGTTGGTTCCGATCTGCTCCATCTTGGCAGCGGACTTCAACACCTTGTCGGTGGTCTTGTACGGCACCGCACGTATTGTTGGGAGTGTGCTGGCAGATTCAGCCGTGTCCTCGATGGCAACCTGCACCAAGTTCGGTGACCGGGATTCGACCGGCTCATCCCCCGGGTCGATGCCGTCCAGATCCCCGCCGTACACGGCGTCGATGATCCGCATCCGTTCGTTCCGCTCAGCCCAGCGGGACTCGAACGCTGCAAACATGCCGGGGAGATCCCGAAGGTCGAGCGGCGTGTAGTGCCGCTGCTTCTTCAACACGGCCGTCTGGTAGTTCACGCTGCTGCCTCTGCCATGATCGTGCTCAACTTCCGTGCAGCGTGTTCGTAGCCGGACATGGGCCGGCCGTGTTTGACCTCGAAGGCGATCTCAGTCAACTGGTCGTCGGTGAGACCATCTGGCACAACCAGATAAACAGCCTGGTCGTCCTTGACGAGACCGACCAGGCGCTGACCGGGACCGACTGCGGCCGTGGCTTCCTCGAAATCAGTCAGGGTCTCAACCATCAATGGGTACCCCGAAAGATCCAGGTCAGTAGACCGCAACCTGGCGTCCGACGTTCACCAGGTTCACCTGCTGCCGGGGACGGCTCTGGTCCTGCCGGCCGAAGTCCGGCAGGTTCGGGTCATCAGGCGACCAGAACTGACCGGTGCCAGGATCCAGCACCCTCCGAGACTTCCGCTTCCAATGTGGCTGATGCTGTGTCGGGGAGAACATCGGGGCTGGCTGGTAGCGCATCATGTCCTTGCAACCCAGGTAAGCGAACCAGGTTGCCATCACCAGGTCGGTGGCACCGCCGTGCATCGGGAACGCCACCAACTGATCGACCAAAGCCCGCACCTTGTGCCGGGTCTCCGTGCTGCCGTAAGGCAGCGAGATCATGTGGTTGTAGAACAAGGGCGCCATCGACTCGACACCAAACTGGGGATCCCACTTGTTCGAGTTCGTGTAATGCGGCACCACCCGGATGCCCCGGTTGGTGAGAACCTTCATCAGCTCCTGGTCGTACTGCACGAGCTGGGACTGGATCCCGTTCGCCTCCACCCGCAACTCCGCAATCGGGTAGTTCGCAGCCCAATCGAGGATCTGGTCTTTCATCTGGTGCGCTTTCAGCGCACGCTGGTTCACCATGTCAATCAGGTGATACTTACCTGAAGAGCGCTCCACCCCGAGCAGGACGAGAGCTGTGAAGCCGGAGTTCTTGCCGGCGCCGGCCGGGTCCAGGCCGATCACCAGAGACCACGACGGGTCGTACTGACCGAGGATGCGATCGTTGTCCAGCGCCTGTTCGACAATCTCCAGCGGGAACGAAGAACCCGCACCGGGGGTGATGACGTTCTGATAGAGAAGCTGCCAGGCTTCCGGCGTCATCGAGTTGCGCATCTCCACCGCACGGTCGTAGGAGAAGTGCTCAGGCCAAAGAGTCTTCTTCTCGACCTCATCCAAGATACACGGGTAACGGATGACATCGAAACTGGGCAGCGTCTCGATCGTTGAATAGATGTCGTTCGTCGCCACACGGGTGCCGACGAAGATGATCCGGCCGTTCGGTCCACGGTTCTGAACCTCGTTCATGTACCACTGGACCATGTCGGAAACAACTTCAGGGTTCTTCTGGTTGCGAAGATCGGCAACGTCATCCATGACAACTCTCGTTGCCCTTGAACCAAGAACCTGACCACCAACACCAATCGCTTGAACTGTCGGATCCTTCTCGGCAGATTCTCTGCCGGCGATGTAGAAGTGATCCTTGTTCCAAGTGGAACCAGGCAGCTTGAACGGGCCGTAATCCTCGATCAGTGAAGGCCCACCCTCATACAGGAAGTCGTCACTCAGATACTTCTGAATCGAGAACAGGAAGCGCTTCGACAAACTGGAGGTCTTCGACACCAGAATCTGAATGCAATTCGGGTCACGCACCATCTCATAGATGGTTCCCCAAACGGTACAAATCGTGGACTTGTTGTGGAAGGCGGCAACATTCACCATGATCCGCTTGTTCGGACCGGTGATCGTATCCATCAGATCATCGTGGAACTGGGGGATCTCATGCTTGAGACCGCAGTCCGGGCAGATCAGCTTGTTCATGAAGTACTTGCGAACGAAATCCCGCATCGGCGGGACACGGATGACCTCATTCGTGAAAGCAGGGACGAACAGTTTGCGTTCAACCACCTGCACTCCGGGTTGATCCACCTGAAGTGTGGGTTCCGGAGGACCCGGAACCACCGTCAAACCGGAACGCTCCACCCGGGCAACCTCGGCCCGCTTCCCCTGCTTCTTCAACTTCACCCGAAGCTCGTTCACCCGCTTCGACAACTGAGGACGGGCAACCCCGTACCTTCGTGCGACCGCACTCAGGTTGACATCCTGGCCGGCCAGCACCTCCTCGACGGCGGCGTTCATCCTCTTCGAGGTGTCCCACCTGAAGAAGGCCGGGTCCATCTTGGCCGCAGCCTTCGTGGCCGGCCGGTGCTTGGAAGGGGTGAAGGCCATCTCACTACTGACCCCGGAAGACCAGCGATGCTATACTGGTCCACGACCTGTCAGGTATCTCTCGGGGGTAGTAGTAGTGGAAGCGTCACGGATCATCGTCAGCGACCGAGCCAGGACGGCCGGGATCGTGAAGCGGATCCCTGTCGCCCCAGAGCATCGCAGGTCGAACGCCTCAACCGCCCTCGAACAGGGACTCGTTGAGGACAACCCCGCTCTCGTGCTGGGCACGAAGCGGAAGCACGGTCAAACCCGGCGCAAGGACCGGACACTTCACAGCCAGGGCCTGCGGCCCTCGGCTTAACCGATCTCTTACATAGCCCCTGCGGGGCATCCCTCCCATAATCGGGAGCCATGAAGGTTCCCCAGGCTTGTCACCTGGGGTGCGAGCGAACAGTCACCCGGGAACGGGCGAATGTTTCACGTTCCAGCGAGCACCTGACAGATGACGCTCGGAGCGTCCCAAGCAGTGGGCAGCTCTCGGTAAAGGAAGCCTGGGCGAGACGACACAGACGACCTACTGCGCAAGCCGGCATTCCGACCAGCTAATACCTGGCGGCGGTTCAGAAGCGACGGCGACGTGACGGGAAAAGTCACAGTCAAGTAGAGAACCGACCCCCCTCGTGGGGGCGGTTCTCTGCTCTGGACTCAGTTCTAGGAAAAGATGGGGTAACAGCTCGGGAAGGGCGCCAGCCCTGAACGAGCAGACAGTTCCAAGACGACAGGCCGGCCTCCAGCCGGCCGAAAAGACCAGGTCAGCGGCCAGCCACAAGCTGGCCGCAATAAGAAACTATCGGGCTGACCGAGAAACCCAGCTCTACCAGCACATTCTGTCTGTCTTGCGGATCCTTACTGGGCCTTCCCTTTATATCCCAACTCGGATCTTATGCACCCCCGGTCCGACCCTGGTCGCCCAGCTCTGTCGATGTCCCTGCCCCATGCTGAAGAAGTCTTGTCCTTCCGTCTGTGCTGGTCAGCACTGGTGGCAGGGTCTCGTCGTGCTCTCCCCTGCCCCTGGTTTGCATTGAATACAAGCTCTGTGCCAGCTCTGGTGCCCTGACTTGTATCATACTTGTATGCTTGTGCGCTTGTGAAGAGTGATGGAAGTGACTATCGTTGTGCAAGTGACTAGCTCCTCCTCCTCCTCCTCCGGTACGGGCCGGCCCAGCTCTCAGCTTGAGTGTGACGTAGTTCACACAGAAACCTTGTCTAGTCACTTGACCATCCTTGACGAGTCATGGTTAGATCAGTCCATGACAGAAACACTTACCCTCCCGGACCGACACTGACGTTTGATGCTCTGAGGGTTCACAAGCCCCGGCTTGTGAGTCTGACTGAATACCAAACCCAAACAAACAAGGAGATGCGACATGACCAGAATGACCGAAGACTACGGAAACGCAATGGTGTGCGTTGACTGCTACTCCGCTCACCATTGCGGCTACCACGAACATGACGGGGAATGGTTCGCAGGTGAGTCCGATACCCCTGCCGACTGCGAGCCCCTGGCGAAGCTTGATGGCTTGGAGATCGCAGATAACACGTGTTCGGACCACTACTACGGGCAATCGTGTGATCGGGTGACCGATGAGGACTCTGACGAGTACGGCGAGAATGTTGAGCCGTGCGAGCAGTGTGGATCTAAGGACGATGACAACGGTATCGAAGAATTCTCGTACCGGTCCTGCCAGGGATGCGGTAGCCATCTCGGCGGCAGCCGGTATCGGCTCTCTCTTCGTGGCCCTGTCACGGTTTGATGCCCTGAGAGCTGCCAGGCATGAGTTGGCAGCTCAACTGGACACCAAACCCAAACAAACAAGGAGATGCGAACAATGCTTATCAAGGATTATGGCGACAACGTGGTTTCGATCAAGCGGTCGGATTCACGGTACAAGTACGACTCAGCTATGGCTGAGTATCTGTCGTACAAGGACGTTCAGATGTTCTCTGATCGTGAGTCTGGCGATGTGGAATGCCCTACCGGCTACTTCGCTCAGTTCGGCCGGCGCATCCTGGTCAGCAATGACCGGGGCTTCGTGTGGGTCGAAGTCTGGCCTAGCGAAGAGTCGGCAGAGCAAGTGTTTTACGCAATGGAGCACTACTACAGCGTGTGGTCAGATGAAGAGGACTGCGCAAACGAGATGACGTACGAGCAGCGGACAGCAGCTCTGGACGTTGCTGACAAGTTCCTCGCCTACGTCGCCGGTAATGCCTCTAACAACCTTGAAGCCTTCAGCTTCGATCGTTGGGTGGCCGAAGGCAAGCCGAAGGCTTACGCACACTAGTGCGGGCTGAGAGGCTAGGGCGTGAGCCCTAGCCTTGACTGCTCACATTGGGTGAGTGAATCACAAACAGGAGATGCGAAACATGAGCAAGGAATTTCCAACCAACTACGACGACGTGATCGACAGTCGAGACGTGATCGAAGCCATCGAAGCGCTCCAGTCGCTTCTGGACGATGACACGATCGAACACGATCAGTCGGAAGACCTAGAATGGTCTCTAGAGCTGGACAGCCTGAAGAAGCTGGCTGAGGCTTCCGATTATGCCGCCGATTGGGA